AGATGTCAAACTATATGTTAGACATGAGAGATAATATCAAAAAAGTTATTGGTACAGCAGGAAAAGGATTACTAGGTGGTGCAATCTTTTTTGCGATTGGTGCTTTCCTACAAAGTGAAACTTTTCAGAAAATAATAGACTTTATATTTGATACACTTATACCTAAACTAAAATTCTTTTATGATTCGTTCTTAGGCCCAGAAGGTGGAATTATTAAAGGTTTTAAAGAAATGTTTAATGATAAAGATGGAATTGGTCAATGGATAATTGCAATAACAGGAATAGTTGCTGCTATTGTAGCATTTAAATTTGTTGGACTTGCACTAGGTATTGCAGCATTACTTGGTGGTTTAAAAAGTTTTGGTACTAAACTATTTGGTGGTAAAGAAGCGTTAGTTGGTAAAGATAAGTCTATTAAAGGTAGTAAAGGCATCTTCTCAAAACTTGGTAGTAGTCTAAAAGGATTCATGAGTGGTATAGCTGGTTTTGCATCTAAGGGATTAGATATGGTTAAAAATGCTGGAGCAAAACTTATGGACTCTGCAAAGAATATGGCAAAAGGTGCTCTCGACCTTGCGAAAAAAGGTGTAAGTGCATTAAAAACTGGTGGTTCAAAAGTTGTTGATGCTACAAAGAAAGTTGGTGGTGGTGTTAAAGATTTAGGTAAAGCAATGGGTAAAGATGTTGCAAAAGGTGGTAGTAAAGTTGCATCATCATTAAAAGGTGGTGGTGCAAAACTTACTGCAAGTGCATCTAAAGCATTTAAAATGTTCCCACGAATAGGTCTTGCTGCAAAGTTAGTGCCTGGACTTGGTGCAATTCTTGCTGCTGGACAAGGTATCTCAATTCTGATGGATGATAAATTATCTAAAAATGATAAGATAAAGGCAATTGGTAAATTACTTGGTGGTTCTTTAGGTGCAGCTGGTTTTGGAGCATTAGGTGCTGCATTGGGTACTGGTATATTTCCTGGCATTGGAACTATCGCTGGTGGTATTATAGGTGGTGCATTAGGTTACTTTGGTGGTGATTGGGCTGGAGGAAAAGCTGCAAACTTTCTTCTTGGAGAAAAAGTAGATGAACAAAAAGTTGCAGAAGAATTAAAAGCTGCTGGTGGTATGCCTGATGGGCCTCCTCAAAGTCAAGGTTCTGTTGTTGCTAAAACTCCTGACATGGACATATCACAAGGATCAACTACTGCAAATCAAAAATTTACTGTGACAAAAGGTAAACCAACTGAGTCAACTATTGCAGCAAGAGTAAAGTCTGGAATGACTAGGGAAGAAGCAGAATCTACACCACAGACTTTTAAAAATCCAATAAGTGGTATTGATAAAAATGTGACCATTATTCAAAATGCACCACAAAATAATAATTCTGTTAATAATTCAAATACAACTTCAACAAGTAGTGGGTTTGTTGAACCAGACCCAATGTTTAGAAGAAATACACAATTCGCAATATAAAAAAAGGGGGGTAAAAACCCCCCTCTCTAATTAACCAGCAAGTTTCTGGAAGTAGTCCATAGTATCATCATCTTCTTCTTTCGTAGAATTAGATTCAACTGGTTTCGTATCAACTACTGGTGCAGCGATAGGTGCATCTTCCATCTGTTCTGCAACATTACCAACAGTAACACTACCAGATAGAACTGCATCAAGACGAGTCTTGAGTTCTTCATATGACTTGAAGTTAGTCGCAGCAGTAAACTCACTTAGAGGATACTCTGTCTTCCACATTTCCTCAATCTTATCATCATTATCAAACAATGCAGATTGACTATCAAAGTCAGAACTATCGTAGTTCCAGTAACCAGCAACCTTACGAATCTTTAACTTAAAGTTTGCACCTTCCCAAAAATCAAATGGGTTGATTGCCTTCTCGTCTTCAAATTCTGGTTGCATTGCAGCCATAATCTTATCAAAGATTTTCTTTCCGTAACGGAACAAGAATACTTTACCTTCATTCTCTGGGTGTTTTGCATCAGACACCACATAGATATTAGAGAAGTATTGTAACTTTCTTTTCTGTTTACGAGCAATCTCTTTGTCAGACTCAATACCAGTATTCCAGTATGCACTATTCATTTCTGAAACTGGGTCGTTCTTTCCAAGAGTTGTCAAAGAGTTCTCAATGTACCATTGACCAGTCGGCCCTTGAAATGCATGATTCCAGACCTTTGCCCAAGGCATATCTTCACCCTCTACTGCTGGTAGAAAACGAATAACTGCATAACCATTACCAGACTTATCTACTTCTGGTTTCCACAGTCTTTCATCTTTGTATGACTTTTTCTCTTGAGGTGCGTTTTCTTTTTGTACTTCGCCAAGTAACTTATCTAGAGAATTGCTTCTCTTTAGACTTTCTAACGACATATTATATCTCCTTATCGTATGCTATTGTATATAGTTCTTCGTATGTTAATACTGGTTTACCAATTCTATGGAACTTTACTTTGGGAAAATCCCTCTGTATCATTTTAAATTGGTTATCCCAGTTAATCGTGTTAAACCCACGACTGTTAGCAGTAAGATAATTCTTACTACCCTTGTATATGTTATTTAGTGGTTTAGAATAGTCACTTCCATCAAAACCTAACATATACACTTCCTCTGCACCAAACTTGCAAGCAAGATATAATGCAGTATTCCCAGCAGACCACCCTTTAGGATAGTCAATGTTAATTACTTTATCGTTGTATTCTTCTACCCAAGTGATGTACATTCCTACATCTTTTTGAGCCTTTTGTCTAAGGTCATCTACATCAATATCTGGATTGTGTTGTAGTGCCTCTTTTATATTTGCCTCTACAGTATCTTGTGTCTTACCTTGTACTACACAACTTCTTCTACCAAGTTGAGGTGTTTCAAATATTGGTGCATCATTATTAGGCATTACCATCTGTGGATTAAATCCTGCTGGTAACACTTCCCAATCAGTAAACCAACATTTGTTCTTCATTGCATATTCTGATTGGTATATTTCTTGTTGCATAGCATAGTCTACAGAAACGAGATTGTCAACTACAAAGTCACGATAGATTGCATTACATCCCCATGTTATAAAGTCACCCCCTATTATTGGTTGTATGGGTCTTGACTCTCCGTTTCCATAAACTAAATGTCTATTCAAAATCTCTTAACGCTCCCCACGATACTGGAAATTTTTGATGCAGAGCCCAGTCAATTGAATCTGCAATCACTTGAGTTTCCATTTGTGTGTCTGATTTACACCTTAGATTACAAACTCTTGCAAAGGCCATAAGACTACCAGACCAATACCACTCTGTATATAAGTTTTGTGGTAGTATCATTCTCGCCATCTCTGGTGCAATATTCGCTTTCAACATATTCTGATATGTTGTCTTGATAAACTCTAAAGTAGAACCAAGATTATACTCAATAGTTTCATCAGAAGACCCTTGTTTCTTATCATCAGCCTTCAATCTCCATTCACTAGGAATATAGAACTCTGGTTCATCATCAACATAACGTCTACTGACTTCGTTCCACACCAAACCGACTTGGTGTTTCACAAGTTGTCTTGCAACAAAGATTGGTGCCTTAATTCTGAACTGCAATGATGCATGACCAAAAGGACTCCAATGATTGTGCTTCGCAAGATATTTAATGAGTTTCTCATCTTTATCAGATAACTCATTACTCACTTTTGCGAAAGAGACTCGAGCAGCATTAACTACACTCAAGTCTGTTCCCATGACATCAATTAGGTTGACGTTCATATCGCTTCTTCTCCGTAAACGCCCTACGAGTGGGTCTATAACCTTTAGGCCACTCTGGTACACGAGTTGCAAGTTTTTTGCATCTCTCCCTTAACTCCTCGTTGGACTTAACCAACTCGGCGTTATCTGCTTCGAGTTCCTTAACTCGATTCTTGAGGTGCATATCCTCAAGAGCTTGAAATGCATTTTTAGCATTGATAGACATTACCATATTCTCCTATATTGGTAGTTGAGCAGTTTTTTCTAGGAAGTTTAGTTCCCTTGCATTTGCCTCAATTTTTTCTTTGAGACCCTTAGTAATCAATCGACCTACTGAATCTGGTTCGAGTTCATTCTTCTGACAATACCAGATGACAGCATCCAGATGATTGATATTCTTATCTTGTGCGACTTTCTCTATCTCTAGTGAGAATGTTTTTGGTGTTTGCATTTTGTACCTTTTTTGATTGATTTAATATATTCATAGTAACATAATATAACGTATCTGTCAATGTAAAATCGAAAATTATTCGTGTTCTCCACCAACATCTTTT